CACCAAGGTATTGTGCTCTGCGATGTCGCCAGAGAAAGGCTTTTTGCCAGCCCCGCCCATCCCTGAGTAGTCCAAAGATCCACCGGCATCAACCAATGTTGCCTTGCCACCAATCCACTTGATGTTGTCCATTGGGTTTTCTGACCCAGCCCCAACGGCATCCCAGTTATTGAGCCATGCATGGGCTGCAAAGTCGGGCGCAGCAGCGTTCTTGGCCAATTGGGAATTCCAGTCCATCTTGGTCGCATCGTCGGCCCAGAGGGTAGCCACTGCAAGCTTGCCATCCACATCAACCAAGTTGGCTTCAATCACATTGGCATTGACTGCCTTGTACAGCTTGGTTGCGAGAACCTCATTCCTTGCCCGATCTGGATTGTCGGGAGTCTTGACGTAGTACTTCTTCCCATCTGGCCCGATATACAACCCACCCTTTTCTGTCCCAAGACTTTCCCCAATCTTCTTCCAGCCTCCAAGGATGGCAGGATCCTCACCCACTGGCTTGGCATTCTTTGGAGTGTTGTCGTTGGACTTCATGGCAAGAAGGTTTGCTTTTGCTTGAGCTTTGCCAACTTCAAAGGGGCTAGAGGATCCGCTGTAGATTGGCACAGACTCAAGCTCATCCCACTTCCCTTGCGCTACCATCTTCTCCATTGCTTTGATGGATGCCTTGCAAGCCTTGGATGTTGAATTGCTAGATGGCCATCCACTGGTATCGACGCCGGAGTAGATCCACTTCCCATCCTTGCCTCTTGGCTGTGTCTGGGGTGTAAACATCTCTTGGAAGGATTCTTTCAAATGCTTTTGATTTCTCAAAGCTCTCTTGGCTTTGTATTCTTCCCTCAGCACCTTGACCCGTTTCGATCTGCAACCAGCTGGCTTCTTGGTCCTGGATGCTGATTCTTGCACTGGCTCTTGCTGCACTTCCTTGGGTGGCTGCACATCCAGCTTCCCATCTACCATATCTTGCATCAGGATCTCAATGGACTCTTTTGGCATTCCAATAGAAGCAAGCAGCACCCGCGCCTTGTTTCTTCCGATAGTCTTGTTCTCTAGACCATCAACAATGTCATTCAAGGCCTTTTGATTCCTGATAAACTGTTGCCGACTGAGCCCCATCCAAACCGCCTGGCTGCCTTGGGGATCTGTGCCACTTGGACCACTAGGGCCATTGCCCTCAAGACCACCAGGAGCTTCAGGATTTTCGCCTTCGGGGCCACTTTCCTTCTGCAAGGCCTTAGCTCCGTTCTGCTTTTCAACCTCTGCATCGCGGCCAAGCTCGGTCATGGCAGTCTTGTCAGATACCCATCCAGCCTCAGCCTGAAGCTTCAAGGCCTGAGTCAACATCAATGGGTCTCTGTGAACAATCTTAGAGGGAATGACCGACAATTCGATCACACCCAAAAGCTCCTCCAGTGTTATGCCAAAGGATCGGAATACGCCCATCTCGTAGCCAGTGACAACGATTGTTTTCATCAGTGATTTTACACGCATCGCCCTGGAGGCTTGATCGGCCAGACGACCCTGGATGAAGGGAGCCTCTGCCGTTAGCGAACTTGCAAAGTTGTTGTTGGCATAGCTGCCTGTCAGCATCCCCTCTGGGAAGGCATGCACGGAGCCGGCAATGCGTAGCAGGGCTTCCATCACATCCAAGTAGATATTGCTCTTGTTGTCACCCAGAGGACCTGCTTGGTACTTGCCACCCTTGGTATCGATCCGCGTCCCAGCCCTCATCCTTTTCTTTCTTTGCATCAAGCCTGTCATGGGATCGGGATGGCTGCCCACATAGGAGTCGGCTGCTACCATGCGCTCGATGTCGGATCGGCTTGTGTTCTGGCCATGCTCCACAATGTAGGCAATGGCTGCCTGAGTAGCTGCCCCCTCAGCTGTGTTAGTCAGGACCAAGTTGGACCTTGCCAAGTGCAAGAAGACTCGGTGGAAGTCGGAGAAGCCACGCTTGGCATTCTGCCTCCCATTGCGCCTCCAAAAGACAGCCTTGTCGACTGGGATATAGTTCCAGTCCGAACCGATGGCGTTGTGAACCAAGTGATACCCATAATGCTTCGCCGGCCTGCTCTCCTTGGTCAAGACACCAAAGGACCAAGAAGAAACAAAGTCTAAGTCCAGCCACTCATCCAGCTCTTTGGATCGCAGGGGGAGGGTCAGCTCGTCGGGCTCGAAGGTACTGACACAACAACACCCTGCCGATTGCTCCACTGCTCCAATGAATTCACCATCGGCAACCTCTCGGGCAAAGCTTTCTCTCTCAAGGCCAGACGACCAATTGCTATTCTCAAAAGTCCTATCGATCCAGCCTTTGACAGCATTGGCCACCTGAGGTTTTTCCTTCGACGTCACCGACCAGTCAAACCCGGTGCCGATGGTGTAATCCACCAGCCGATTTATCCACGATTGGGCTGCTGGGACGGTCTCGGCCAGGGACCAAGCCATTGCCCTGACTCGACGAAGATCCATTTCGGTTTCGTAGACAGGTCGGTAGCGTCCATCGGCTCGGTCGTATATCGTAGAATAGGCCGAAAGCACTGTTCCCCCAAAGTCCTCGCGCGTATCCTGCATGAACTCGTAGGGATTGATCAGCTCACCCCAGCTCTCCTGTAGTTGCGTGCCCTGTAGTTTTACCTGTAGCGATTCCGACATTGTTTCTTTTCTCCATGGAAAACAGCCACTGAAATCTACCAGCACAAAGACCACCCAAAGAGGAACCTAGCTCAGCATGCTCCAGCTTGATGAAGTGACAATCTACCAGATTTTTTACCAGTATCACAAAGAAGCAAGCATGTCGATGATTGCATTAGAGCTTGGCATTTGCCGTCAGACGGTGTCAACGCACCTGTCTTGGCAAAGATACCACCTGTACTCAGAGAGGCTGAGACGGAGGATAGCAGACCTCAAACGGCCAAAAAGATCACGCACTTGTCCAGAAGGATTCATTGCGATGGAAGAGGCTTCCTACTTCTTTCCCAACAGGCCGACAACCAGAGAATTAGCCGGCTACTGCCAAGATGGTTGGCTGCAATCGGTCAGGTATTACAAGCAACCTGTTACCACCAGAGAATGGATTAGAGAATGGATCGCAGAGGCAATGGGAAACCTACAGCTTGAAGGAGCCTTTGTAACAGCCAGCGCTTTGAAGATCCTGCAAGCTACTATCAATCTTCCCAACCCCATCACACGTACCGTCATGGTTGGCAAAAGATCTTTCCAGCTTGCTTCTCTTATGCACAACGAAATAAAGCTGCCATCCAGGACTATTAGCCGCGCTGTGGCAATCCAAGAGTTTACAGCTTTGCCTTACGTTGTCTTGGCTCCTCAAGACCTGACCTAGTATTTCGCCCAGACCTCCTCGCAGTATGGAACCCAGACCTCGTTCAACCAATCAACCTGCAATGGCATCGGAGCATTTCGATCCTGACTGCACCTGAGGTTGTCGATGGTTTTCCTCCAACTGTAGCGGCTTGCCATCCCAGCCCACAGCAAATAAACACACACCATGGTAGCAGTCCTCCCAATGCCGCCGCGACAGTGGATATAAACACGCCGGCCAGATTCAAACTCCGCATCCAACAGCTTGCAGAACCGAGTCGCAACTGCCTTAGTCGGAGGATGATCGTCAACCACCGAGAGATTGACATACTCAAATGGTCTGACACTATCCAAACCAAAGCGCCGCATCAGATTAGCAGCATCAGCTCCAGTCCACGAAAACTTGAACAGTGGCTCGCCTGCCGTCGTCAACTCATCTGGCTCTGTAAAGTCCACCACCGTGTCGATACCCAACAAGCCAAGCTCAGCTGCTGAGTCTTTTAACTCGGCTGGATTCTTGGCAGGATATTTCCCGCAATACAAACGATGCTGGATCGCCTCATACAACAAGCAACTATTGCCTGGACCAATCGCCCTACTCTTTGTAGTTAGCTTCAACAACACTGATGAACTCCATCGTCATTTCCAAAAGATCTGAAACTTGAGCCAAGCCTTCCAAGAGGCCGCTCTCCCTGATTTTATTCAGGCCGTAGTATGCGCCTGCCATCTGCCCAGTGACAGCGCCAATGGAGTCGGCATCGCCACCCAGGTTTGCCGCCCTGAGGATTGCATCCTTGAAGCTTACAGAACCACCCAGTGACCACTTGGCCAGCGTCATGCAATCGGTAGCCTTGCCACCAAACAAGTCGGGGGCCTTTTCTGAAACTCCGCATGGCTTGATAAGCAGATCAGCAAAGCACATAATCAAAGTCCGTGCTAAAGATTCGCACTCGGCAAAGGACTCCATTGAGGGATGAGTCAACATACCTTGCATCAAGGACATTGCAGGGAGGCACTTGCCTCGATGAACAGACACAAAGGCATCCATGATCGCTGCTGGGGCAAGACGCATCACAGCCCCATTGCCAAGCGCTGCATTGTCCAGCGATGGAACATCTCTAGTTTTGATGTAATGCTCCAGCGAAGACCGCGTCCGTCCACCAATATCAAAGCACCTTCCGTTGACTGAGTACTTGCCTTCCTTGTACCAACTGACCCAACTATCCATAAGCCCTTTGGCATTAAACATCAAACCTGGGCACCCACCTTGCTGGATAACGGTATCCATGAAGGCAATGGCCATGGAAGTATCATCCGTCCACTCCCCGGCATTCAAGCCAAAGGGTCCTCCACCACGATAGCCAGTCACTTCAGGGAAAGAACCCCTCTGCTTAAACTCCACAGATTGGCCCATCGCATCACCGATCGCCAACCCCAACACTGACCCCATCATCCTGTCTTTATTCAACATCACACACCCCACAATACCACTCTGTCACACAAGAACCCAAACCTATAGAACGCCTGCCAGGCCAAACCTAGACAGGCTTTCATTTTTTCCAACCAGCCAGCCGGCAATCCTACGCCGGCACCATCATGGCTGCCAACTCATCCAGGACCTGAGCCGGTGTCATCTCCTTCATTGACAAAGCCTTTTCCATGGAGATGAGAGGCAGATGGGTGCGTCTGAAAAGATGGCTCACCTTGCCACCCACATTGACGGTCCCAAGAAAGTGCCTTGGACAACTGCAACCCGCCATCTGCCCGGTCGGTATGTTGTCCACAACCAACACCTGAAAAGACTCTGGCTCAACGGCATCCACCGAGTACCAAAGACTTGGAAGGCCATTCCCACCCAACCCAGCCGACAGGACCTGGCAAGTCTCTGGAATGATTGCCACTGTAAGGGAAGATTCTACACCAATGCGATGAACTACAAACATGCTACTTACTCCACAAAAAACACACTGAAAACAAACTCAAACCTATAGAACGCTGAATCGGACAAAACTAGACACATTTCCTGTATTTTTATTGGCCGACCCCACTTTTGCCCCATTTTGAATCTGTAAACGTTTACAGATTTCGCACCCATGCCACCCCCCTGTTTGAGGGGTATCACTCGAGTTCTGAGCATACAGGACCAAGGCCAAGCCTCAGGGACTCTGGGCATGTTAATGGTCGGCTACACCTCCTACAGCTGCTTTGGTATTGAACCTCAAAACCCTTTTCCTGGAAGGCTTCCATGTTGCCCAGGAACTTGGCATACCATTGGAACACAGGCGATCCTGCATTCTTCTTCCACAGCTGAACCCGGCCATCTGGCAACACGAAGCCAAACCCCTTGAAGTCTGAAGTGTTGTCAGGACCCACCAGCAACTCAGCCACCCTCTCCCCTGGGGCGAACTTGGAATCCTTGCCCATGGTGCGGATCCGCAAAGTGCGATGATTGCCAGTCTCTGGATTGGTGACTGTTACCACGCAATTGTGGGTGGCGATCGACTGAAGCTTGGCTGAATCTAAAACTGTTTCCATCTGACTGACCCTTTGAAGTTGACCTTGACTTGGCCACATTCACATTGGCCATAGATAACAAGGCCCAGGTTGTCACAAAACAGGGCGCAGATTTACCAAAAAGATTCTTCCATCAGCTTTTTCGCGGCTGCAAACTCCAGATCTGTCAGATCTTGGATGAAAACACTTTGGCCGGATGGAAGGGAATCCAGGATCCTTTGCTTTACGCCAACGGCTGTCATCCCGAACTTCAACTCCACGGTCTCAAAAGTGAATGTGGACTCAGAGAAACGCATGAAGCTCTCGGCATCCTCGCCAAAGCCTTTACCCTCTGGACAATGCTCAAACCATCGAGTCCGTCGGATCACCAAGTTGATATGCTTTCTCCCCACAGGCTCAGTAATCCTTTTCAACAGCCAACCCCAATTCCACCATGCGACGGTTAACATTCTGCTCTCCCACAAAAATCACTCCAAGGTATCTCCCGTACTTTTCCCTTTTGTCTTTAGCTGACTCCACCACCACTGCCTGACCCTCTGGAAGCAATTCCTTCAGCTTGGCTGCTGACACCCTCCCAGCCTCAGTCCTCATCTCTGGAGCATCCAGGCCCAGTAATCGGAACCGGCCAGATAGCTTCACATCAAACCCAAGATCCACCTCCAAGTCCACCGTATCACCATCCACAACCCTGACCACCTTGGCTCTGTATTTGTACTCCCAAGGCTTCTGCTCGACGGGCAAAACAAATGCCGCGACAAGGACGCTTCCCACCACGCCGGCTGCGATGCCACACGACAACACATTCTCAAGTACTCGCATTTATTTCCTCAAAATCGCTCGTCGTTCATTGTTGTGCTTCGAGAATCAAGTTCCTTGCATCAAGCAGCCCGAGCACGCGTCCAGTATGAACCGCGGCCCACATCGCGTCACCTGCCTTGGTGCATTTTTTAGCCTTGCGATCTAACGAACGCATATGCTTCTCGATCTCTTTGATCAGCTTGTCAACTTTTTCCTGGTTCATTTGAAGTCCTCTTGCTTCGGTTCTCGGTCTGCCCACTCGGACTCAGGGAACATGTACTTCTCATTCTCCCAGTAGGCCAAAGCGATCTGGTAACCGGACAGCTTGGGTGGCAATTCCTCAGCAATAGGATACTGGGTTTTCTTGGCACCTGTCGTCTTGCGTTTGTTTTTGCTCATGGAGATACAGAACGCAAACCAAGAGGAATCAGGCAAGAGACTCTGTCACATTCTGCTCGAAGGCATCGCCCAGCAACCGGAGAAGAAGCTTCAGTGCGCCGGCCAGCGCATCAGGTCCGTCGTCGTGGCCACCGTTGGGAACCTCCTTCAACTGCTGGACAAGAAGTTCATTGGAGGCTGTGCGCCTAAACTTCAGCAACCCCCTGGACAACCAAGGACCAATGCCTCTGATCCTCACAAGCTTGGCTATGGTGTTGATCACACAGACGGGGTCGTCGTGCGCGTAGCCCAGCTCCGAACATACCGACGAGTACTCTCCGATCAACAGCTCCTGGAATGCATTCCCCTCACAGCCTGAGATCTTAGGCCGGCGTTCTCGATCCCACTCCACCCACCTTGCAAGCATCTTTGAAGTCGGCAGCCTGTCAATGCTTGAATCCACTATGATCGATCCGTTGTGATAGCCAACGTACACAATGGCCTGGTAGTCGGACTTCTCGTTCTTGGCCTTGGACGGGTCCAGATAGCTGGCAGATAGCAATGGATACTTCTCTGGCCACTCCTCCTCAGATAGCCAGATGTTTGCAAAGTACTCGGCAGGGAACTCGTTGATCCCCTCGCTCGATGGGCGGCCTTGATACAAAGCACTCCACCACACATCACTTGTCTTCTTCCGCCGCTCCAGGACCTCCACTGGCCATTGCTCAGGCCACAGGGCCTCGCCGGGCTGTCGGCCACAGGGATCGACCTTGCCATCATCCTCCTTCAAGGCCGGCAAGGTAACAGACCTGACCCTCAGACCATACTTGGATCGATGCTCCAGGATCCTGCCTATGAGGTCATCAGAATGCCAGCGCGTGCAAAGCATCACCAGCTTACCACCAGGAGCAAGACGGGTCGAGGCGGCAGCAAGAAACCAGTCCCATTGCTTGTCCCGTTCCCCCTTCGAGTAGGCTGCTTTGGCATCCTTCAGGTAATC